CGTCCAGATAACAGGTGAACTTGCTCGGATGTCTAAGTGAATAAACGAAGGATCAACGCCGATGCCTGTGAATCCTAACGCCAGTGCTTCCTTTACTAATCTAAACCGCTTGTTACTGCTAACAACTCGTATGTCTGCTGCGATACCTTGCGCGTGTGTACCGGGAATCTCTTTAGCCGCTTCAATAGGGTGGCTAGGATCGCGGTAGCCGCTGGTAATAACAAACGGAAACGCACATACGTGTCTCAGCGCGTCGAGTTTTTCAAGAAACTCAGGCTTCATCTCGTTATTTCCAGTGTGTTGACAGTTAAACTCTTCTAACTCAAAGTATTTCACCGGAATCTCCGTCAATAACGCTGCCACCGCTTACGTCGGCGGAACCGACACCCGTAATGTTAATCTGTATTGCGCTTCGTCCTGCGTCTTTAACGACATCCTTCTCAAACAACGCGGTAGGCGCGACACGATCCATAACAAGTTTCCATGCTGCTGCTTGATTTTTATGATCGTCGTCTAAAGCAGCGCGGAAGATCGCTTCAAGTACCTTTGCAGACTTTGGGCTAGCCAACATCCGCGCCTTATACTCGTTCATAACCGCTGCGTCGCCTTTCGGACGACCACGTACACCCCTATTTCCTTTTTTAACAGCCGAAACGTCAGTCTTTTTGGGACGACCCCGACCCCGACTAGGAGTATCAGTCATAACAATCCTCAGCGTTATCTTTAAAGTATCTTTAAAGGCACGGTTAAGTTACAGTTCAGCAGTTCAGCTCTGGTTGGATTCAGTTCTGCAGTTCAGTCCCTGTTCAGTTAAGTCCAGAAATATTAAAAATATAATTATATTAATAACAGCGGTGTAACTGAACTGCTTAACCGGGCCTTAACCAGCGCTGTACAGATTCTATACTCTTTAAATGCTTATCTATACAGTATATTATAGCATACTTTTGAGCATTTGTCAAGAACTATTTAGCAATCTGTGCATTATTACCAATCTATACTGTCCCTATACGGTTCCTTTTTCGTTATTCGAAACAGCGCAGTACAGATTCTGTTAAGTCTTTGAACTATTTAGTTTATTTTGTTACTATTCACACAGTTATTTTGTTTCTATTTTGCCTCTTTTTTGTATCTATGCAGCAACAGTACAGTACAGCGCAGTCATCTCCCCCTCCCCGGTGCCTAAATCGTAACACGAATCATTCTCATTAGCGTTATCATTAGCGCTAGACTGTGCAGATGCAAATGAGAATCATTATCATTACTCAGAGCTGAAGAGTTTGAATGAGAATCATTATCATTACGATTTAGATTTACATTGTCAGAGTGTGAGAGTCTATGCAGGTACTGTACAGCTATACAGTACTGGACAGCTAACCAGTACTGTATAAACATACAGTGCCTAGTGACTAGCAAGATCCATGCCAACGCGGTACAGATTCTGCAAAAATAAATTGGCACGATACTTGCTAGGCAATATCAAGTGGATTTGTTATTCCGAAATATTCTAAAAAATCTCTCGACATCTGGAAAATCCATAAATTAGAATGTCTCTATCGGCTTAGGAAAGCCCCGCGCAAGATACCTTGCAACGGTTACCGAGTACTTATAAGTCCAACCGCACCCTAGCGGGTTTTCAAAAGGGGCTTCGCTGAAGGCAAGTAGTGTGGCGCGAGCGTATCGGTAGCGGGTATCCAAAGCCGAAAACGAATCACACCAAAGCCGGAACACACGGGAGCAGCCGACACACTAAACAGAAACAGTGTGCGCAATGGGGCAGACAATCCCGCGCAACTCAGCACTGTTTCAGCGTTTGGGGTGTCACCTGTGAGCATTCGCGAAGTGTTCACAGCTGACAAACTAAACGGGGGCTTTATGCAAACATTCGAGCAACTTAAAGAAGTTTCAAAGTGTTATCGAGAGCACAATGATTGCACTGTCAAAGGTTTGGCTGTACTGTTTGGCTGCACCTACGGCGTGGCACATCGTGCACTTGATAAGCACGGCAGACAGCGGAGACGCGGCGCGCCTTGGACAACAATAGAAAACGCAGTCGAGCAACTGGCAAAGCGTTTCAACGTGAAAACGGAAACAAAAGGCAAACCGGCGGCATCTGTCAGGTATGCTAAATACTGCGGAGTTGAAACGATGACAATTAAGCAGTTTATCAGGCGACACCCTAGAGGGGTTTACCTGTTAGCAATGCGGGGACATGTTGCAGCGCTGCGTGATGGTGTCTTGTACGATTGGACAGCAGACACAGCGCAACGCAGACAAGTTACCGGATATATTAAAATCAACGGAGAGGGTTAAACTATGTATGCAATATATTTAGATGTTTACCGAGATGGTCGCTGGACTAAAGAGGTATTCCGAAAGGGATTTGAAACCATTATCGAGGCAGCGGAGGCTATGCAATACCTAGCCCACCATGATGGGGACTTGGGTAAAAAGCTGAGTATCCGCGAACAGTCCAACCACTAAAAGTAGGAGGGTTGTTTTACTGGTGGGCACTACGGTGTCCACTGGTAAGCCAACACTGGCACAACAAGAGAGGGCAACACGATGACAGACAACAAATACAACGGCTGGACAAATTTTGAGACATGGCAGGCTGGATTGTGGCTGAACGAAGCAGACTTCCTAGGCATGCTGCAGGAGGACGGCTGGAAACGTTTAAAAGCCGAGGATGTTGAGAGTTTTATTTGGGACATGTTATCAGATCGCGCAGAAGGTGGGCTTCTGGGTGACATCGTGAACGCTTGGATTTCATCGGTAAACTTTGTTGAGCTTGCTGATACTTTTAACTTGGATTTGGAGGGCTAAACAATGAACTACTCAAACATTAGGAAGCGCATCGCGAATTTCGACGATAAAGCCTTCACGCGCAACCGATACGCCATCTACAACGAATTCGGTATTATTGCGTTCGCGTATGGGAACTGCGAGCAGGATGCGCTAGATGCGGCAGCTGATAGCGGACATTTAGATAGAGCACTCATGTCTCCGGAAGACTACAGGGAACATTGCCAGAAAGGATGGGAAGATTCAGTCTGTTATCTGGGCAATGCCGATGAACCATATTGGTGCGAATACTTACAAATCAGGGAGATTTAAAAGAGTGCGAAATATAAATAGATACGAGAGGTTGAAATGAATTGGGACAGATTTGACATAATGGAGGCGCATTACGCGTTTGATGTTGACTACGGCAGAGGATTTGTTACGTCGCGTCTAAAGAAAATGGGATTCACTGCGTCAGTGTTTGTCAGAGAACATGGCAGAGACGGACTGCGTGAAAACGGAAAAGAAATTTACGACAGGCTGAGGGCTAGGCAGTGAAACTCTACAACGTAACGCGCGGGAACGTTGGCGTGATGCTAACGTCCCGTCAGAGCGCATACGAAGCCGCTAGAGCGATTCAAACGGCTGACCCGTATGGTGGTATACCTTTCATCTTTGAGCGCGTAGAGGACGATTCAGCAGCGTTGTCGTTGATCTCGCAAAATGCAATGGAAAACCTGTTAAAATATTTGGAGGCTGGAAATGGAGCAGAAATATTTTGACGCACTAATTTGGTGCGCTGTTTGGATACCGATATTGTTGACGATGAAACCGTGGAGGCAGCTATGACACACGCAGTTTTGCAGTGGGACTATGACATACCCGAACCGGATCGCGTAGTCTACAAAGGGTACGAATCAGAATGTCAAGAGTTTTTATTGTTAATGTTTGACAAAGAACCTGATAACATTGATGGTATGGTGGTTACTGAGTTTCAATTAGCGATGATGAGGAGGGGACTGTGACGCTGCATGATTTTCTGTTGTACATGATACTGTTTGGGGTTATTGTTATTTGGTTAGACATCAAGGGGAGAGACGAATGAGCACACCAAAGAACGGCAGGGGTTACTTCGATTACGAGGCAGAGGACTTGATGCTGTACGTCAAGTGGGACTTAATCGAGGACGAGATGTACGTCAACGCATACCTGACATCTGATTTCAAGATAGAAGTAACAGACTTTTTGTTTGACACAACGCTGGATAAGCTGTATGATTTAGCTCGGGATGAATTCTGGGGAGGTTACGAATGAACACACCTGATAAAGTCAAGCGTGAGCAAGCACTGCAAAGTGCCAAACATGCGCTCGGTTTGCTGCATGAGATGAGCGACGCAGGCACGGATGCGCTGGATTGCTTCGCTATCTTAGACCTTGAGACCGTCATTAGAGATCTGTCAAGAGCAGTGAAGAATAACGAAGGGGTTGACAGCTAGGAAAATCCATGCTACAATATTACTTTAAAGAACTGTTCAGTGCTTAACCGTATAACTTATTATAAATTTACTGTTAAGTTACTGAACAGGAACTGTTAAGAGGACGGTTATGGCTTACTTAAAAACACATCAACCATGTGAGGACTGCGGCAGTAGCGATGCGCTTACTATCAACGACAATCGTTCAACGTATTGTTATTCATGTCAGACGTACACACCACCGGATAAGGTAAGGACTTTGCACAAACCAGAAACCAAGAAGCAGGTTAACGCCAAGCTGTTGACGGGTAGCTACTCAGCCATCATAAATCGGCGCATCAAGAAAGAGACAGCGCAGAAGTACAACGCGCTAGTCGATGGCGACAACGTTGTCTTTGGTTACTACGGTGAAGGCACCGAACCAGTAGCATCGAAGACGCGCTATCCTGACAAACGTTTCCTGATCGGAGGCGATTGGAACAAAGCAAAGATGTTCGGACAGCAACTGTTCCCAGCCGGAGGCAAGTACATCACCATCACTGAAGGTGAGTTCGATGCGATGGCTGTGTCGCAGATGTTCGACAACAAGTACCCCGTTGTTAGTATTCGGAACGGCGCAGGCAGTGCAGTTAAAGACTGTCAGGCCCACTTCGAATACCTGAACAGCTTCGACAACATCGTGATCTGCTTCGATGCCGACGAGCATGGTCGGGAAGCGGCGAAGTCCTGTGCTGAGATGTTTGGTAACAAGGCGAAGGTAGTTAAGCTGACTGACTACAAGGATGCCAACGACTATCTCATCAACAATCAAGCACTGCGGTTTACTCAGGCATGGTGGAACGCAGAGACGTTTACGCCAGACGGTATTGTTTCTGCATACGAACTGCTTGATGACGTACTGGTTCCCATGAAGCGCAGTAAGTTAACGTACCCTTGGGAGCAGTTGGATAACATGCTGTATGGTATACGTCCTGCTGAACTGGTTACGTTGTGCGCTGGCAGTGGTCTCGGTAAGTCAACCATACTGCGTGAGCTTGTCGTTCACATGATGAGACAGACTGATGACCCTGTTGGCTTGATGTTTCTTGAAGAGACACCGGAGCGTACACTGCGCGGCTTGATCGGGCTGGAGATGAACAAACCTATCCACCTGCCAGACGTTGACTACACACCGGAAGAGGTGATGGAAGTCTACACTGCTGGTGACTACGAGAATCGTGTGTACTTCTGGGACAGCTTCGGCAGTAACGAGATCGAACGTGTGCTGGGACGGATGCGTTACTTCGTCAAAGGACTGGGGTGTAAGTTCATCGTGCTCGATCACCTGTCGATACTGGTATCAGATCAGCAGAACGGTGACGAACGCAGGGCTATCGACATGATAATGACAAAGCTACGGATGTTCTGTCAGGAGATGCGCGTTACACTGCTGCTTGTT